TAGTATGCAATTAAATGTATATGCAAAAACACAAGATGATGCATTGCAGATTGTTGAACAGATATTGCCTTATTTCAGTCCGCAGTATACATTAACAATCCAGCCATTTTCAAATTATAATGATATAAAAGAAGATGTTCCTATTATCTTACAGGGTATGAGTTATCTTGATGATTACGAAGGTAACTTTGGAAGAAGAACAATTATATATCAATTAGACTTTTTAATGCATGCTAATTTCTATCACGGAATTGCAAATTCAAAAATCATCCGTCAAGTCGATGGCAATCTTTATGTTGGCGTACTAACGGATTCGGACGGTTCGGGAAATTCTGTTTATCCTCAACCGAAACTAACAGTATTACCTAATCCTTTATCAGTTGATGCTGATAGCGATTACGGATTTACTGAAACCTATACATTTGTGGATAGTGCATAATGGAAAACAATGAAAATATCAAAAGTGATTATGAATATTCCAGAGATACTTATTACGAAATACTAGAAAAAGGTAAAGAGAGTCTTGAACTTATGATTGAGGTCGCACGCGAAAGCGAGCACCCGAGAGCGTTCGAAGTATTATCTGGTATGATGAAAAATATGGCTGATATTAATGATAAATTAATGGATCTAAATAAGAAGAATAGAGATATAAATGAAGAGCCAAAACAGGCACAGGTAGGAACAACAAATAATAATTTGTTTATTGGTTCTACTACTGATCTGCAGAGGTTCTTGCAGACACAATCTGATAATGTAATTGACATGACGCCTCGATTAGATGATAAATGAAAAAGAAAGCTATCTCGGTAATATTAATGTAAAACGAGATGGCGTCGTTCAAGAATGGGCGAAAAACCAAATAATAGAATATCAAAAGTGTATGCAAAGTCCTGGTTACTTTGCTAAGACTTACTGTAAAATTATTTCATTAGATGAAGGTCTAGTACCTTTTAATCTATATCCATACCAAGAAAGAATGTTCGAGCATTTCAATGAGCATAGGTTTAGCATTGTTCTCGCCTGTAGGCAATCGGGAAAGTCAATATCCTCCGTCGTCTACCTACTATGGTACGCGGTATTCCACCCGGAAAAAACGATCGCGGTTCTCGCGAATAAAGGCGCTACTGCAAGAGAAATGCTTGCAAGGGTTACGTTGGCTTTGGAAAATCTTCCGTTCTTTCTTCAGCCTGGTTGTAAAGCCCTTAATAAAGGTTCTATTGAGTTCAGTAATAATTCTAGGATTATTGCTGCTGCTACTAGTGGATCTTCTATTCGGGGTATGTCTGTTAACCTCCTTTACCTAGACGAATTTGCTTTCGTAGAACGTGCAGCAGAATTCTATACCTCAACATATCCAGTAGTATCGGCAGGTAAAGATACAAAGGTTATCATTACCTCTACGGCTAATGGCATTGGTAATCAATTCTATAAAATATGGGAAGGCGCAACTCAGAATATAAACGAGTTTAAGGCATTCCGTGTTGATTGGTGGGATGTTCCAGGTCGAGATAAAGAATGGAAAAAACAAACTGTAGCAAATACTTCTCAGCTTCAGTTTGATCAGGAATTTGGTAATACATTTTTTGGGACAGGTGATACACTTATTAATGCAGAAACATTAATGAGCTTTAGGGCAAAGCCACCAATACATGTAGATGGTGATTTATATGTTTATAAAGAACCAAATAAAAATCACGAATATATTGTTACAGTTGATGTTTCAAGGGGAAGAGGACAGGATTATAGTACATTTAATGTGATCGATATTAGCAGTAGGCCTTTTGAACAGGTTGCTGTATATCGCAATAACCTTATCTCTCCTATACTCTTCCCAAACATTATTTATAAGTATGCGAAAGTCTATAATGATGCATATGTTGTAATAGAATCAAATGATCAAGGTGCAGTTGTTTGTAATGGATTATATCATGATCTAGAATATGAAAATATGCATGTCGAATCTACTGTAAAATCAAATGCCCTTGGTATCGAAATGAGTAGAAAAGTAAAAAGACTTGGATGTTCATCAATTAAGGATATACTAGAAAATAATAAACTACAGATTGTAGATGAAAATACTATTTTAGAAATTAGTACGTTTACCGCTAGAGGACAATCGTATGAAGCGGCCGAAGGTAACCATGATGATTTAATGATGAATCTAGTTATGTTTGGATATTTCGTTTCTACAAGCTTTTTTGCAAATCTAACTGATATTAATATAAAACAAATGTTATTTGAGCAGAAAATGAAAGAAATTGAAGATGATGTTTTACCATTTGGCTTTATTGATGACGGTCACGAACATATGGAACGCATTGAACAGTCGGAACGAGGTGGTTGGGCCATTGAATATGATGCGGATCTCTAAAATGACTATTCTTATAAATAGAAGTATTGAAACTCCGTATTATGAATTATAAGCTTATAATTTAACTCAAAGGAAAGAGTCATGGCATTATTTACACCTTCAGCCTCTCCGGCTATTACAGTCAAGGAGATTGATCTTACTGGTGTAGTGCCTAACGTAACGACTAGCACCGGTGCATTCGTTGGTGAATTCAAATGGGGACCAATTAATTCCCCTATTTTGGTTTCAAACGAAGCAGGTCTAGTAGAAGCATTTGGTACACCAGATAGTGATAATACAGTAGAATGGCATTCTGCTGCATATTTTTTAAGATATGGCGACGCTCTTTATATTGTTCGTGGCGAGAACAATACGGGCGATTTACCTGTAAACGCTTACGATGCTTCGGCAGCTGTAGGTATTCAGGATTCGGCAGATTACGCAATCCCTTCAGCTTCACGTCCACTTGTAAAGACTGAAGACGATTGGGATAATCAAAAAACAAATTTAGCTAGTACTTCATTCACTAGTGATCTGGATTCATCTACAGTAAGTCTCAACCACACATTTTTGGCAAAATGGCCAGGTGAAATCGGTAGCTCACTTTCAGTACACTTCTTAGGTGCTGATTCAGCTTCTGATACTACAGCATTTGATGCTTGGACATATCGTACAAGCTTTGATGCTGCACCTAAGACTAGCTCATATGCCTCTGATCGTGGAGCAAGTAACGATGAAATGCACGTAGCAGTTGTTGATGAAGACGGTTTATTCTCAGGAACCAGAGGAACAATCCTGGAAACATTCCCCTATCTTTCAATTGCTAAAAATGCAACAAACGCAGATGGTTCAACGAACTATATGCCAGATGTGATTAACAATGCTTCCAAATATATTTGGATGGCAGGATTTGGTCCAGCACTAACAAGTAACGGTAGAAACTTCTCTTACCTGGCAGGTACAAATGCAGATTCTGCAGACGACTTTACCTTCCCAGGCGGTCCAGTAGCTCAATCAGTATCACTCATTAATGGTAGAGATACAACAGCACTTGATGCTGGTGATTATGCAACTGGTTTCGATCAATTTGAAGATACAGAAACTATCACAGTTGATATGCTTATTGCACCAGGTATGAATGCACGAGCAGATCAAACAACTGTTGTTAACGATCTGATATCGATTGCAGGCACAACCAGAAAAGATTGTGTTGTAGTTGCTTCTCCAGCTCGTTCAGATATTATTAATAATGCAACACCAGTTGCTGAAAGTATTACAACAGCTGATACGTTTACCAATTCTTCATATCTGATTGTAGACAATAACTACCTAAAGGTATATGATAAGTATAACGATCAGTATATCAAGATTCCAGCTTCTTCTTCAACTGCAGGTCTGTTAGCAAATACAGATTTTGTTGCAGCTCCTTGGTTCTCACCAGCAGGTTCAAGAAGAGGTCAATATCTCGGTATTACTGCATTGGCTTATTCACCAAATAAATCAGAAAGAGATCAGCTTTACAGAGCAGGAATTAATCCAATTGCTAATATTCCTGGTCAGGGTGTTCTTCTCTTCGGTGATAAGACAAAGCTTGCTCGCCCAAGCGCATTCGATCGTATTAACGTACGTCGTCTGTTCCTTGGTATCGAAAGAGCAATTGCAATTGCAGCTCGTAACGTGATGTTTGAATTCAACGACGAATTCACTCGCGCCGAGTTTAAAAACGTAATTGAACCTTTCTTAAGAGAGATTCAAG